TGGTTCACCAATTGCTTGGTTTTCAGGATATTATAATAGAATATATGAGCCAGCTGGCAATCCAGCATTGTATTTAGGCAATAATAGTGATCCAGCAAATTACTACGACAATACTACACACTATTTTAGAGCTAGAGGCGGAGGAACTAATTATGCTATTATTAACAGTTCTGGCAATTTAGGTATAGGAACAACAAATCCTACCTATAAATTGGAAGTTGCGGGGACTTTAAAAACAACCAGTACCATCACAAATGATGGTGGCATTTATTATGGTGGCGGATCAAATTTAGATATTAATCAATATAACAATGGTTATATGAGATTTTTAACTAATAATAATGAAAAAATGCGTATTGCGGCTGATGGTAACGTAGGTATAGGCACAAGTAGTCCAACTGCTACCTTAACTGTGATTGCTACAAACAATACAGGATCGAGAATTCAACTTGGTACTGCTACTACCAGTACCTATATGGATGCTAATAAAGTTAATGACTTCGTAGTATTGACCGCTCCATTTGGAGCAAGTCCGGCTTCGGTATCTAACGGTGGTGCTAAGTGGGGCATCAAGATGAATGGTTCTATTGATTCCATAAACATCAAAGGAAAATCTGCGTGTGTATATGCTGTAAGCGAAGAAAATAGTGCTGGTTATAACAGAATGGTTGGATTAGCATTGCATACTAGTGGATTTGATTTGGATAACGCCGAAAGAGTAAGAATTAAAAATGACGGTAACGTTGGTATAGGCACAACAAGTCCTACACAAAAACTTGATATTAATGGTACTCTAAGAATCAGAACAGTATCATCTGCATCCGATGCAAATTTCTTGACCATCGATGCTTCTGGAAATGTTAATTATCGTACTGGTGGCGTTAATGGAACAAGTGGTACCAGTGGCGCAAATGGTAGTCCAGGTAGTACTGGTAGTAGTGGTACCAATGGAGTAAGCGGTACTAGTGGTACCAGTGGCGCAAATGGCAGTCCAGGCACCAGCGGCACCAGTGGCGCAAATGGTAGTCCTGGATCTAGCGGTGTCACTGGAACGAGTGGCAGTAGTGGTTCATCTGTTGGTGGGTCACCTGTTAGAGCTTATGTTTATTTCAATGGTACAGGCACAGTTACTATTAATGGATCAAATAACGTTACATCAATCACAGACAATGGCGTTGGTGATTATACTGTTAATTTTACCACCGCATTTGTGGATGCGTATTACACTGTTGCTGGTACTTGTACATTAGACTTTACAAATGCAAGTAGCTTATATAACGTTGGATTGTTTGTACCTAGACAAGCCAATGCGCAAGTAGCAGGTAGTTGTAGATTGGCTTGTGAATATTATAATAATACATTATATGATTGTGTAGCTGTAAGAGCTGAATTTGTTAGAGCTTAAATTAAAATTAATATAACACTTGACTTTTACTTTTATATAAAGTATAAGCTAAAGCTAGCGCTTAGTTAATTAAATGGTTAAGTTAATTATTAAATAATAATACTAAAATATTGATAGTTAAATTAACTGTAAGCGCATAATATGCTACTATTTATTATAAATGATTACTAATAAACATAAAATATATTTGGATATGGATGGTGTGATAAGTGATTGGGAATTGCAATTCAAGCGATATAGTGGTGGTGTACCTGTTGAAACTTATGATGCTGAACACGGTAAAAAGAATAGATTTAAATTTGTAGATAAGAATTGTCCTGGTTACTATTCTAGTATGCCTTGGATGAAAGATGGTAGATTGCTTTATAATTTTGTATCAAATTTGCCTGTGGAGATATTGAGTCATGCCCCTACCAATTTGTCATATGTTGGTAAAAAGCAGTGGTTAGCTAATAACAATATTGATATTAAAGCTAATTTGGTACCGCATAGAAATTTAAAAGCAAAGTTTGCAACTCCTGATAGTATTTTGATAGATGACCGTGAAGATAATGTAAATGATTTTATCAAAGCTGGTGGTAAAGCAATATTGCATAAAAGCGCAATAGATACAATTAATAAACTAAAAGAAATGTTGGGTATTAAAGAATCTCATAGAATTTATAATAGCATTTTAAATCCTGAGATATGGGCTACTGAAAATGCTATTAAACCTGACGTATTAAACAAGTTATTAACTATTGCAAATACTTTTTACAAAGATACTGATTTGAATGTACCGCTTGAAAATATATACTTTCTTGGTAGTACTGCTGGATATAATTGGACGCCAACTAGTGATATTGACTTACATTTGGTTGTGGATTTTTCCAAAATTGATTCAAATGAAGAATTGGTTAAGAATTATGTGGATGGCTTAAAAAGCAAATGGAATGAAAACCACAACATTAGAATAGGTAATCATCCTGTGGAAGTTTACATTCAAGATATTAAAGAGGTCAATAGAAGTCAAGCTGTATATAGTTTGATGAAAAATGAATGGGTAAAAAAGCCAAAAATAGAAGACATTCAGATTGATAAAGATGCTATTACAAAGAAATACAAACAATATGTTTCGTTTATTTCCACAGCTATAAAAGAACAAAATTTAGATAAATTAAAGCGTTTGGTTAAACGTTTGTATGAAATGAGAGAAGCTGGATTAAGTAAGAGTGGCGAATATAGTACAGAAAACTTGGTATTCAAACTTTTAAGATCCACAGGTTACGTTAATCAACTAAAAGATGCTATCACAAATATTACAGATAAAAATTTGAGTAAATGATACAATTACACGGAAGTCCATACCCATTTTCCGTTTCCACAATCCCAGATACGATCATAACCATTTAACTGCATATTTTTCCATTCTGTTAAATTTGACTCAAACTTATTCAATATCTTATTTAATTTATGTTTTTGAAATGACATTCGATTAAATAATATTTTATAATCTGGACTTATATACCAATAGTTAGGTGTAGTATTTTCGATAAAATTGAAACCTAAATTTTGGTATACTATGCCATCAAAATACCTTTTGTCATTATAAGATATAATGCTCTTAGGTGTATGATCGTGGATAAATCTTTTAAATAATTTTGATGCGGATCCTATAACAGATGTGTTTAGTTTATTGCAATAGCGATACATTTCGTATTGTATTTTTTTATCAAATCTAGACTTAACAAATGTCATCAAAGAGACCAATTCATTCTTATAATACAATCCGTATTTTATAGAAGATTTATCTTTTCCTTGTAAGTGATTGTGTTCTAAAAACGTGTTTTTTTCATCTTCGCAAACCAACCGAACATCGCATTCACGCGCGTAAATTTTGTTAATATTAGTTTTAAACAAATAACAAAGTACAGATTTAACAATTTCTTTTTTATGAATCCATTCATTTTCAAATATGTGTACTAGTCGTATGCCTTTTGAATTACAACTGCGACTTTTATTTAAATGATAATGTTTTTTAATACCGTTACCGTTTTCACTGTGCCAATACAATCCATTTAGTTCAATAGCTATATTTTTAGACGGTACATAAATATCTAACTCTTTACCGTTAAGTACAGTTCTATCTTTTCTCTTTACAATAATATCATCTTGCACAATAGATTTGATAAAGTGATATATTTCATTTTCAAGCGTATCTTTGTCTAATGGATTACAGTAACTACAAAATATATGATTTAATTTATAAACGTCCGTTTCAAATATCTTGTTACACTTTGTACACAAAAATTTATATTTATTTTTATATAAATAACCATTGTACTCAGATTCAGAAAATAAAGGAGATATATTTCTAACCTCACAGTAATTTTTAATAAAACCAAAACGTTCTATTTTAGATTTATCCGCAATATTTTTCCTTATGGTAACATCTTTTAAAGCATTATCAACTCCGTATTTTGTAAGACAAGTGGATTTTATTTTTTCAATATTGTTATAATTTTCATCTCCATATTTTTTAAATTTAGTGTTTTTAACACGTTGTTTATATACAACTAATTTACTATACGATTCAACTCCGTATTTATCCAAAATAGCATTTTTAAAATTTTTCTTTGTTTCTTCGGTTTGCATTGGATGCATTCCATTATATTTTTGCGAATACGTTTTTTTCTGTGATTCACGTATTTTATTTAAAACTTTAACGTTTGCATTTGAACACTGTTTGCTACAGTATATTGATGTATTTCGCTTGTAAAAGGAAATTTTATACTTTATATTACAAGTTCCACATACCTTTTCAATAAAATCCGGATTATTTTTAGGTCTGCTCATAATTTACCTTTGGTTCATACATAGATATATATTAACAAATTATTACCAGAAATCAAATTAAATTTAAATTTTAATATTTATTATAAAGAAAGGTATATAATTTATGGCAGAACTACTAAATCCAAGTGAAATATTCGCTACGGCATTCGAACCAAAAGTAAAGAATCGTTTTATTCTTTATGTTGATGGTATTCCATCATTCATCATCAAAAAGGTCAATCGTCCTAAACTAACACAAGCCAAGAAGGAACTTGACCATATTAACGTAAAAACCTACTACAAGGGTAAAAGTGTATGGGATGAAATCAGTATGGAACTTTATGATCCAATTGTACCATCCGGTGCTCAAGCAGTAATGGAATGGGTACGTTTGCACCACGAATCAGTTACTGGTCGTGACGGTTATCAAGACTTTTATAAGAAGGATCTAACAATTAACGTCTTGGGTCCAGTAGGTGACAAAGTAGAAGAATGGAAGTTGGTAGGTTCATTTATCGTAAGCGCTGATTTCCAAGAAATGGATTGGAGCGATGACGGTGCTGCTCAGATGATCAGTTTATCTGTAGCATACGATTACGCAATTCTCCAATATTAATATTTATTGTATCAAAAAGAACCCCACATTTATTTGTGGGGTTTTCTATTTATTACTATATGCAAATGAGCAAGAAAATATTCGTAATATTCCCTGGAAGATTTCACCCATGGCATAACGGTCACAAAAGTGTATACAACTACCTAACCACTAAATTTGGTGGTAATGATGTATATATAACAACCACAGGTGTCACAGAATTGCCAAAATCACCATTTACTTTTGATGAAAAAAAGCAAATGATGATTACCACAGGTATACCCGCAAACAAAATACTAAACGTCAAAAACAATTACAACTTGCAAAGTGTAGCTAATCAAATACCAATCAATATAGAACGTGATAGTATTATTTTTGCGGTTAGTGAAAAGGATATGGCTGAAGATCCACGATTCAAAAACTTTGTAAAAAAAGATGGGTCTCCTTCCTATTTGCAACCGTTGCCAAAAAATCAATCCAAATTAGACCCAGCCATAAAACACGGATATTTGATAACAGTACCAACTACAGATTTTACAGTACTAGGGTTTCCGGCTAGAAGTGCAAGTCAATTGAGATCTCAATATGCTACATTAACCCCAGAGCAACAAAAGGCTTTTATTACTGATTTGTTTGGTAATTACAATACAAATGTTCATAATATACTAAACAATAGATTGGGTAACAACGCCGGTAAATTAACTGAAAAGCAAAAGAAGTTATTAAAGAAATTGATTGTGGGTATAATGAAAGAAGATGATGCAAAAATAAAATCTGCAAGACAAAAGTGGAATATGGCTGGATTGGTTCTTCGTAATGCTGAACTTGATGCGGCACAACAAGAACTTACAAAAGCAAATGACGATTTAAAAGATGCAACTACCCCCGAAGAAAAAGACAGAGCTGAACTAAATGTAAAAAACAAAAAAGACGGAGTAGACAGTAGAAAAGCTGCTCGTGATGCTGCTCAACATCAGTTGAAATCAATTTAAATATAATAACATAAAAGTTATATAAAGTTCTATATATTGTTATAAAGTTATGAGTGACGAAATTATAATTCAAAAATTAAAGCAACAGCATTCAACTGCATCAACAATAGCTGCACCTACAAGTTATCCTGCGGAAACAATAGAATTGCCATCTAAAGGATATTTCTATGATGAGTCTAGTCCACTAAGCAAAGGTAGTGTGGAATTAAAGATGATGACCGCTAGAGAAGAAGACATTTTAACCAATGAAAACTTCATCAAAAACGGTACTGTATTGGATAAATTGCTTGAATCTTTAATTGTTACACCCGGCGTAAGAACACAAGATTTGTTGATGGTAGACAAAAATGCACTGTTTGTTGCTGCTAGACGTTTGGCATATGGTGACAAATACGGACCTGTAAAAATTGAGTGCAAAAAATGTAATACCGAAAACAAAACATATATTGATTTAAGTACATTAAATGAAAAAGAAGTGGACTTCAATAAGTTTCAGAAGGGTAGTAATGAATTTGAATTTGAGTTTCCATATTGTAAACGTAGAATAACATTTAAACTTGTTACATCTGGTGATCAAGAAAGCATTGATCGTGATATTAAAGCGATGACCAAGATAAAAAAACAAGCCAGCACAGAAGTAACTACCAGACTTAAAAAGCTGATTGTAAGTATAGATGGAAAACCAGATATTGCATCTATCAATAAATTTGTTGACAATGAGTTGTTGTCAAAAGACAGTATGGCACTAAGAGCTTATATTAAAACAATTGCGCCTGAATTGGATATGGGTTTTGACTTTGTATGTGAACACTGTGGTGAGGTGGAAAGGATGGATGTACCGATGACGGTACAGTTTTTTTGGCCTGAATCCTGAATATAAGTTACAAGTTCACGGTCAAATATTTGAATTGAGTTATTTCTCGCAAGGAGCGGTAAATGTACAAATTGCGTATAATTTACCCGTATTTTTGCGTAATTTTTACTATGCTCAATTAGCAAATATAAAGAACAAAGAAAGTGATAGTTACAAAGAACCTGCTAAAAAGTCGGGTAAAGTAGATAAGCCTTTTTAGTGTAAAATAATATAGTTGTCATATTTATATATTATATGGCAGCACAACCATTTGATCCAACCGCTCTGGCCAATGCACTTAAAAATTTAGGTGCTGCCAGTAATATAACTGAAAAGCTTAAATCAGATTGGGCAGATATAAGTAAAAATTTAAGTGAACAAGAAAAAAACCAACGTCGATTAAATGTTCTTACAAATCTTCAATCTGATATTGCTTCTATTATAAGCGAACAAAAAAAAGCGTCGATTGTATATGATGAGGCATCTTTTAATTTAGAAAAAAGAAAATTAGAATTACAGCAAGAAATTTATCAAGCTCAAATGAATAGAATTGATGAAGAAATTAATCTTGGAAACATTGTCGGAGATCAACTTCAAGCGGCTGAATCATTTAAAAACAACTTATTAATGCAAAAAATTGCTTTAGATGGCAATCTTAAAGTATATGAAAAGCAAAAAAATGTGGGGTCGTTAATTGATCAACAATTTGAATCGGTTAATGCAGAAATTATAAAAACTAAAAAAAATATAGATCTTGCAAATAAAAGTTTTGAATTTACATTGAAAAATGTTGAAAAAATATTTGAAAAACTGTCTTCTATAAGTGAAAAAGTATTTAAATCTTTAAATGTGCCATCTACTATAGGCGAGTCGTTTTCAAAAATACTCGACATATTTAACCAAATTGACACCGCTGCTACAAATGTCAGACAAAAATTTGGACTATTACCAAGTCAGGGTGCAATTTTTGAAAAAAACATACGAGAAGCTTCTATTGAGTTAGCTGAGTTTGGTATAAACGCTGAACAACTTGGCGGAACAATGAAACAAATAGGTTCAACTTTTACAAGTTTGCAATCTATGGAAAAAGGATTGGTTAAAGATGTTTCAATAATGTCTGCTCAATTTGGAGTAGCTTCTGAAACAAGTGTTAAGTTTCTACAAACGTTAGGCGGTGTATCTGGAAAAAGTGCAATAGCCAAACAAAATATGTTGGGATTGGCAAAATTTGCTGCAAATGCTTATGGAGTTGGGTTGGACGATGTAATGCTCGATGTCGCAAATGCATCTGAAGAAGCTAGAATGTTTGCTGGTAAAAATGCAGATGAAATGGTTAGAGCTGCAGCTCAAGCTAGACAAATGGGTACTACTCTTGACAATATGGCAAAAACTGCAAAGGGTTTGCTTGACTTTGAAAGTAGTATTCAATCAGAATTAAAAGCTAGTGCATTGATTGGTAAAAACATTAACTTCAATGAAGCTCGTAGATTGGCATTCCAAGGTAAAGTTGTTGAAGCAAATAAATTAATATTGGACCAAGCTAAGAAAATTAAGTTTAATCAGTTAAATCCAATTGCACAAGAAGCATTTGCAAAAGCTGCTGGTAAGTCTGTAAAAGAATTACAAGACATGTTAAATGCTGAAGAAAATTTGAAAGAAGCATTAAAATCAAAAGATCCATTGGTAAAAGCTGAAGCGGAGAAGAAAAAACAAATGGCGGAAATGATGAAGAATGATCCTATTGCCGCTAAAAAAGCCGCTCAGGCCGAATATGAAAAGGGGTTGATTCAAGAAAAAAATCAAACCAGAGTGAAACAATTACAAAATGAAATTAATGCAATATTTATGGAATTTATTGGGCCTATATTGGAACAAATCGGTCCAATATTTACAGAGTTATTAAAGTATATAAAAGATAACCGAGAAGAAATTAAAAAATTGGCTATAGAAATAGGCAAAACATTTTTGTTGTTTAAAAATTTACAAGTTATTGCTCAGTATTCTGATATTGCTAAAAAAGCAATAATGTCAATTGGATCGGTAATAAAATCGACCACATCGATTGTAGGTGGATTTTATAAAATAATAGGAAATGTATTTAGTTTATTTTCAGTTGGCACAAGCAAAATATCTGCTGTTGGAAGAATAATAGGATCCACATTTAGTGGCATTGGTAAATTTATAAGTGGAACGGGGAGTGTTATAACAAACATTTTTGGAAAACTAGGAACTGGAGTTGGCGCTCTTTCAAAATTTGCCCCACTTTTTGGAGTAGTGGCTAAATTTTTGGGGCCTATAGGATTAGTTGTATCTGTAATACAATCTGGTATAGCATTTTTTAAAGCATTTAATGAAACCACGGGTACTACGAGTCAAAAAGTTGTAGCTGGATTAAAATCTGTAGTTAATGTTTTGGTAATAGAACCATTAAAAATGGTTTTTGATTTTCTTAAAAAGATACCATTGTTTTTAGCCGAGATAGATTTTGGATCAATATTTAAAGATCTAACCAACTTTTTATTAGACGCATTAACAAGTTTACCTGATAAAATAGAAGAAATGTTTAGTGAAGGGGGTGGGATACAGTGGGGTAAGATTTTCCTCAATATTGGAAATTTGGCAGTTGAAATGATTCTATTCGCGTTTATTAAATTGCCTGTAGCATTGGCTAAAGTAACAGCAGAATTGGGATTGGTAATTTTAAAAGGACTTTTCTTTTTAGCAGCTGCGATCCCATCTATAATCATTGGTGCATTCGAAACAGCTTGGCAAGGAATTAAAAAATGGTTAGGATTTTCTCCATCTGAACTTGGTTTAACAATTGTTGATGGTATCAAATCTGTAGTAGATATGTTATTTGAAGTACTTACATATCCATTTAGAAAAGCATTTCAATTAATAAAGTCTGCTGTATCCGAAGTGGGGTCGTTTATTAAAGATACATTCAGTGGTGCTTTTACATTTATTATTAATGCGCTTGAAAAAGTGTGGGAGAAAATGAAAGGAATTGGTTCATTTATATCTGAAACAATTGGAAAAACATTTAATTTTGTAGGTAGAATTGTTGGGGCATCAGATGAAACTCCATCAAAAACCACAGCCGAATCAAAAACAAGTGTAAAAAACGATGATTTATTGATCAATACAATTGTAAATTCCAATAGAGTTTTAGCAGAAAAACTTGATAAATTGACTTCTATGATGGCATCTGGTCAAATTGCTGTGTATATTGATGGTCAACGTGCAAATCAATTATTAGCAACAAGTAACGCAAAATTTGGTTCATTTGGTCAAGCAACAACCAATTAATCTGATATTTATAATTAATGGCAAATAGTAATACATATTCTAGCGCAATAGGTAATGATGGTGCGCAAGTTACCACACTTTCTAATATACAAGGTGCGGGTTTATCTTTGCCGCCAAATGCCGAACAATATATAAATCTAAGAGCACCTGGTAAATTAGAAACATTATTCAATACTAATAATAACAACGAAGTATTATATAGCAAGAATAAACCAACTGATTTATACGCAAGAGGATTAATTAGCAGCGAATTAGCACCTCCATTTTACGCAAATCCAAATCAAGGTCAACGTCAGAAGATAAATGTTAGTAGATCGTTTCCTATACAATCCGCATTGAGAGACGGTACCAGAATCAGAAGATTTCTAGGATCTGGTAAAGGTGGTACTTTTTTAACAAAACAAATACTATTACAAGGATTTGCTCCATTTGACGAAACCAAGATTTATAATCCAGCAAGTCCTCTTTTGGCTGCGGTTAGATTATCAACATTTGGTGCTATAGAAAGACCCACCAGATTTATAGATAGTAGCAATATCGTTGGTGGTTTAATGGGTGCTGCCGGCATAGGTGGTATTACAAAAGCTATTGGTGGATTGTTTGGTGCAACTGAAGGCAATCCATCTCCGCCACGTAGTAGTGTGGCTAGTGCAGCTAGTGAGCCAAAGAGTGGATTGGGTGGATTTTTCAATTTTACAGGATTACTTGGTGGTGGCGATAAAGCAGATCAAGTAATGCCTATTACAGGTCGAGATGGTGTTAAAGGATTACTACGAGGTAATACAGCTACCGCTGGTTACAACAACAAACGATACAAGAGTTTGATGAGTAATTCTACTGGCAAAGGCGGATTCTTTAGTAATCTACTAAAATCAGCTGGGTCATTTTTAAAGAATAATACAATTCTAGGTGGATTGTTACCACCTACTCAACCAATAGCAGGATTAAATTACAGAGCTGATGAAGATACATATGATCTGATGTTAAATACCAATAGATGGAGCAATTCTATTACACACGACAGAACAAGTGGTAAGAAGAGTGCTAATCTAAATGTTAATTTAAATCAGGGTAATAATTTGTTATATACAGGTACACAACCAAAATCAAAAGGTGGTTTTATTGGTGGATTGTTAAAAGCAGTTGGATTACAACAAATAACAGGAGGCAACAGCAGTGGTACAAGTGGAATGAGATTTTTTGCCACTCCTCTGACAAACATAGTTTCTAAACGATTGAGACTATATGTTCAAAGCAATAAAAATTTAAGAAACAACAGCTTTTTATCTGTTACATATTCAACTACACCTGGCGTTGGTAAATTAACAGATTCGTATACAATTAGTAATGTTGAAATTAGTTCTGTAGACGGAGCTAATACAAACCGATACGGCGATTTAGTTAAAATAGATGGAGATGTAGAATATAGTGATCAATTGTTAAACTATAAACAATATACCGATCCTAAATTATCTGTAAACTATCAACGCACACTTTCAGATAAAACAGATAAAACTGTAGAATATATTCAAGATTTAAGCAGAATTTTAAAAACCAAAATTGCTGGAAACGATAATTTAAAGTATGGTGTAGATCCTATATTTGGAAAAACACAACAGTATGCTACAGATGATGTTGGTTTTAATTATTTAGCAAAAGTAAAATCAGACAGAACCAATCCTGATGGATCTGATAGTGCAAATCAATACACTTATACTGGTCGAATCAGATATGAAAGAAAAGAAAAGTTTCCAACTCTATTGGGTAAAAAAGAAGGTAGAGACAGATTTATAAGACCCACCAACAATGTTGACTATGTTAACAGTTTGGGTGTATTAAATGCGGATGAATTTGCTGAAAAATATAACGATCAATTTAACGGATTGGGCCCTGACTTGGTTAAGTTTTACTTCTATGATATAGTTAATAACAGATTTATACCGTTTAATGCTACTGTAAAAGGGTTGCAAGAAAACAATACATCTACTTGGGAACCAATTGAATATTTGGGTAGACCTGATAAGTTATACTATTACAAAGGATTTACCAGAGACGTTAGTTTCAATTTTAAAGTGGTTGCACATTCTGTTAAAGAATTACTGCCTATGTGGCAACGTGTAAACTATTTGGTGGGTTTAACCAGACCTTCTAATTATACTTCCACTGTAAATGGCGGATTTATGATACCACCGATGGTACAATTTACACTTGGCGATTTTTACAAAAACCACTGTGTGGTTTTAAATTCGTGCAATGTTAGTATACCTGAAGACGCATCTTGGGAATTAATTAACGAAAGTACTGTACAACAACAAGATTGGAGTTATAATTTAGGAAATATATTTACATTTGACAAAACCAGTATGAAAGGTAAAGTTGCGCAATTTCCAAGAGAAGCCGAAATTACTATCAATATGTCATTGATGGAAAAAGACAGACCAAAAACAGGAAGAGCTTTGTGGGGAAATGCTCCTGTTGCAACTATGACTCAGGCGGATGCTGGAGAAACTGCTACTGTATCTACATTTGGTACAACCGATCTTTATGGCGATAAAGATTATAATGATGTAGCTAATAATGATTTCTCTATGAATATGCGATATGATGTTGACAGACAAGGAAATAAATGAGATATCAATTTACGCCAACTGAAAAAAGATATGATGGGAAATTGGTATTTAAGACCACGTATTATCCCAATATACCGGAAACCGAGGACGATATATACATTACCGCATCCAATGAAGATTATTTGGATGCTTTAGCCAAAAAGTATTATGGTGATGAAATGTACTGGTGGATAATTGCTTTGGCTAACAACATATCTGATGGCAAATTGTCCGTCAATGCAAATAAACAATTAAGAATTCCAGGCAATTTACCAAATATATTACAGAATCTCAAACAGATTAATAGTTAAGTTATATGGCATACGAGGATGAAATTGCAGAAGAACCTAGATGGTGGGAAGTACAAAACATTCCTGTTGCATTAATTCGTGAATTAAGACGTAGAAAAAACTCAAATAATATTGGTTTTAACTACCCATCTTCAGGCGATCCAAGTGGTGTTGTATATGATTTCTTCAATAAGCATGGTCAGTACAAAGGACCAATGACTCCGTGGGTACGAGTTTTTTCAAACGGCACTGGTATAGCTGGAAATGGATTGGTACCTCGTAGCACGATACTAAATAAAAACGGAGAAGAAAAGAGTTATGATGGATTTTTGTTTATGCCTGGCAGCGGATTTTATGAAATGTATGGTTTTAAACAAGATGGCAATGTATTAAAACAAGACAAGTCTATTATTGGATATGAAGCTAATGGAAACCCACATTATATAGACTCTAGATATAGAACTCAATTTTCTTACAAGTGGCCAAGTACATTTAACAAAAACGGAAACATTGTTGAAAGCGTTCAAAAATCCGAAGTATCTTCTATATTACCGCCGCCAAATTTAGAAAGTATAGAAATAAAAACTAGCAAAGATATGTTGTCGTTTGCTACCATAAAATTCAAATGTTATGGATTGGCTCAGTTGGAATATCTAGCACCATTCTTTTTGACACCCAGAATAAATGTGTTTGTTGAAATAGGATGGAATTTGTTTAATATCAATTCACTGATTGATTTATCCAGCAAAAATGAATGTTGGTCAATAATACAATCTCCACAAAAAATAATGGATAAATGGTACCAATCGTATGGTAACTATGGTGGTATTACTGGGATCGTAACCAAGTATAATTTTTCAACACAAGACGGCACTATATATGATTGCAATGTGGAACTAACTTCTCGACAAGCACTGTTTGCTGGTATGCCTGCGGAAAACAATGTAAGTACCACAACAAATTCAAAGACCGATTCCAATGGCAAAAAAATACCAACAGAAACAAAAGAATATACAGGATTAAAAACGTTTTTGAAAACCGCTTTACCCAAGTTAAAGCAAGTTGTTATTGATCGTAAAAATTTTATGGAATATATTGCTACAAACGGTATATCCAATTCGGAAGATTATGACAATTCCAAAACACAGGAGTTTTTAAAACAACAAACTTTTTATGATGGAAAAATTGAAAACAGAATTTTCATAGGAAGAACAGATGCGCCTAATGTATATAAAAAACCAGCTGTACCAGTTGGAGATGAAAATATATCATATAAATCAACTAATATTAGTGGGGTAAATTACAAAGCTGTATCATATAAAGATGATCGATGTGATTTTGATACCAAAGGCGACGATGAAGTGTGGATGCAATTGGATTTTCTTTTTGAAGTTGCTAACAAATTCTGTTCTGTTGTATCAAATAAAACATTTACTATTAATGTAGATAAGATAATAAATGCACATCCAAATTTAATAAGTTGTGATCCACACGTATTAATACCAAATGGAATCGCTCCTAAATTTAATATTGGCAAAAAACTTCCAGATGAAAGTTACTTAAATACTATAAAAAATAATAAATTGGATCCAACTGCACAAAGTCGAGTTGAAAATGAAATCAAGTCCGGTGGATATTTGAAAAATGGTGATCCAAATCAAAATGCGTTTTTAAAATCAAAATATGATGTCGAGGTAACTAATGTAAACGACGAACTTTATAGAGCTGCTAAAAAAGTCGAAACTGTATTTAAAACAGCGGGTGCTTATAGAGATAATTTAGATACTGTTATCAATAGATTGTATTATGATATTGGTGGTATAAGTGAAAATAGTCCAAGTGACAATATATCATTTCCGTTTATTTATGACAAAGAAGTTGTATTGACAGGCGAAGAACTTGTATTAGCCGATCCCCAAAAAACAAGATCGCAGTCAATTAAAAGAACATACAAGAAGTTTAGATATGGTAATTTAAAAAATATATACATAAGTAAAACCAAAGTCTTGGAAATTGTAGAAAATAAAGAAGTCCAAACTTGGCAACAGTTTGCAAACGCAATATTGAATGTTATTAATGAAGCTTCTAATGGATTTTGGAAATTCCAAATATCACAAGATGATTTGGGCGGATTATCTATATTGGATAACAATTATATTGATTTAGGTGACAAATCGCCTAGTCTAAAACAAGTATATGTCTTTGATGCTGGTGGCACTGATTCCTGCATAAAAAACATTAGTTTAGATACTTCTTTGACGAGCGAACAAGCTACGTTGACATTATTTCAAGCGGGTATCAACAAACCAGATTCTTCTGACACATCGATGAGTGCTAAGAATTCAAGTGTGCCTGCTACTAGTTTTATAGATAGATTGGATGTCTTCAATGAAGAAGAAACAGGCACTGGTGAAAGTAATACAGTGCCTTCGCAAGAAGAAATTACAGTAGATCAAAACCCATTAATATCCGCAATACAAACACACGGGACAATAGACAAGGTATTAACATTAACAAGCGCTTATATTGTCGATGGTGAAAACCCAAATGATGCCGCTAAGAATTACAAGCAGTTGAATTTATCTACCGATTTAAAAGACAAGTTGGGACAAATAATAGACGATCAAGATATAGAAAACAATTTATCTTTATATAGTGGAATCTCTCCTAACTTTTCGTTGACAGTAACATTTGATGGTATATTTGGATTTAGAATGTTTCAACACTTTGGCATTTCAAATTTTCCAAAACCTTATATTCCTGAGAACGTGATATTTATGATAACAGATGTTACACATTATGTTACAGCTGGCAATGGTAAATGGGAAACTGTTGTTGGATGTTTGGCAAGATGTGTAGCGGATCAAAACATTGAACTAATACCTGTATGATTATAAAAGATGTTGATGTTGCAACCAAAACAAAATTAAATCTGGGTAATTTTAACATTAACTTACCAAATACGTTTTTGCCAAAACCACTAGAAAAAGATTACAAGGTGGGTTATATAGAAAGATATCTAGTTTCCAAGATCAACTACTCGGAAATAACAGAAGTATCAGGCGACGTTTACAACAAAATAGACTCAAATTTTTTCAGAAAAGCCAAATTGAAATGGAAAATAACAGGTCCGTTAAACAGTAAGTATGATGGTAAGATGCTACTGGAACAAGGAGTAATTGAGTACAACAAGAAGCAAGTGGAACAAATAAATACAGTGATTAACGGAACCAACGAAGTTCTAACCAATCTTACTCAGTTCTACAAATAAATCAATTGACATTTGGTGTAAACAGTATACACTAAAGATGTGGAGTATTCGTCTAAAATCTATCTAAAATTAGTAACAAAGCACAATAATTATCATAATGCTTGTAATGATATTATTGTAGCTTTTATTTATGATTTTAAAGATGGTAAGAAACATTACTTAAATTTTTCCCACGGCGATTTGCCTGTGGATTGTTCGTTTGATCAATTTAAACTGAGTATCGAATCAAAAGATATTACAGTATACGTTAACAATAAAAAGACATATAAGTATTGGTTAAACTGTAAACTAATTGATGTTAATCTATTTGGATTTATAGACAACAATGAAACGTTGGATGAAGTGGAAAACCTTAGCAGAAATTTTCTACAACATAGTTACTACAATATCAATAACTTTAATTTGATATTACCATATGTTATACATCAACAGATCTTTGATAAAGAGGTAGAACAAATCAAACACTTGGATTCAAAGGAAACTGAGAGTTATTGTTTTAAATTTTTTAACAATGTTATATCTGATACATTGTTTGAAGTGGAAAAGAATGGAATCAAAGTAGACGTTGATGTTTTTTCAAAATATTTCAAGAGCAAAACTTATAATAAATTTGTATACACCAACTACAACATATACAATCCAACGGGAAGACCAAGTAATTCATATGATACCATCAATTATGTAGCTCTTAAAAAAGATGATGGGTCGAGAGCTAGTTTTGTTTCACGATATGGACAAGACGGTCATTTGATGATGATCGATTTTACAGGATTCCATCCTTACATTGTAGCAAATCTTGTGGAGTACAAAGTACCCGAAGAAGAAACAATATATGAACATTTAGCTAAATATTACTTTAACATTGTCAATGTAACAGCTGATGATATTGGCAAATCAAAGAAATTAACGATGGTAAATCTATATGGTCAGATTTCCAATCAATATTGTGATATTCCTTATTTTCACAAAGTTGAACAGTTAAAGGATAAATATTGGAAAAAGTTTGAGAAGAATGGGTATATAACAACTCCGATATATAAACGAAAGATAACAAATAAACATATAGTTGATGCCAACAAAAACAAGTTGTTTGCTTATATTATTCAAGCTGCTGAAACTGAATATGGAATTGACAGCTTAAGTAAGTGTATTAAGTTTGTTAGTAACAAAAAGATCGTACCTATTCTGTATGTATATGATTCGATAGTGTTTGATATTCACAATGATGTGGATAGACAAGATATTACTGATTTGATTGAGATCTTTAAAAACAAGCGATTTAAGGTAAAGACTTACACGGGAAATAATTATAATGATTTGAAATTAGTCCAATTGTAAATATATTTATATCTATATTTATAATAGATGAACTTTAAATCATTAGTAAACGAAATTTGTTGTGACAATCGTATTAAGAACGGTGTATTGGATCTTAAGAACGAAGATCACGTTTTTATATTGCAGGAATATCTAGAGAAAGCTGGATATAATATCGATGAGATAGTAGAAAAGACCGCTAAGTTATTTGAAGCGGGTAGATTTCCAGATCGACAAGCATATAACAAAGATGGTATACTTGTAACATTTCCCAATAAACAATACAGAGATAGAGCTGTTAATAAAGGCACTCACTTCGCTGAAAATCCCAAAAAGGCTCAAGCTAATATTTTTAAAGCTGATGGCGAACAAGGAACTGATGCGCAAGCAGATTCAGAACCATCTGATAAAGAACCTGCCACATTGGATCAAACACTAAATAAAGACATCGAAGGTGACAGTGGTGTAGACAAAAGAACACCAGCGGAGAAAAAGCAAGATGCTTGGGGAGTGGAAGCTATATTAACAGGTCAAACGCCACTTGTTAATTATAGTGTAGATGAAGCTAAAAGTTATGGATTTTACAACAAAGGATTCAAATGGTTTGATACTAATGGAGATTTAATAGGTGAACAGATATACGATGAAACTATTTCTAAAAATGTAATTGTATCTGATGCAATTGCGCCTGCTAAATATATCAAAAAAGCAGAGAAGATTAAAGACCAAATTAATATTGAACTATTAAGTAAATTGGACTTTTTGAAAAATGCAGAAAAAACACAAAGAACTTTAATTTTTGAAACTATTCCCATTTTATTTGCAAATGGAATAAAGACGTTTGAAAATTTAAATGTGAGTGGAAATTACAATTCATATGCCATCAGTTTCTTAAAAGAGTGGGGAAATTTGCGTTCAAAATTAGAAGCTATATCAGATGAGAAAGCTCGTGTAGAAAATATAAAAATATACGATTTAGTAGACAATGATTTGAAAGAAATAGGCGGTCTTAATGGCACAAGTCTTGAAAGCTTGGGTAAACCAACGGATTTTATTCACAAAGATATTAAAAAGTTTTATACCTACGCTGAAGATTATAATAAAAGATTTATCAAAGAAAAGGAAGGAAAAGAAAACACAGCAGATATAGTTTTAATATATGGTGGTTCTGCTAATGATGTTTATGAAGCTTTGAAATCTGGCAACATTGAACAAGAAGATGTTGATTCAATGGCAAAAATTAAAAATAAAAATGTTAAATTTGCATTAATAAGTTTAAAAGCCGGATCAGCAAAACTTGGTCGTGTATTAACACAACTCGTTTCTTATGTTGGCCAAGATATTCCAGCTGTACCTTCCAAAGAAAAGCCAAAACCTTTAAATGAAGGTTTATTGGATACAATTTCTCAAAGTATTTCTACTTTAATAACAAAGTTAAAGGGCGTACCTGATTTAGCAAAAGAATACTATAAATCTTTCATAAATGTTATTAATCCATTTACCAAGAAAATTTCAAGCTTTTTCTCTAAGGAATTGAATGATAACGTAAAACAAATTAATAATTCCGATTACAAAAACATACAGCGTTTAGAAAATGAAATTGAAAAAGAAATTGGACCTGTAAACGAGGCTAAAGGTAAGTGTGGTAAAGAAGGAGCAGAATTAAAAGATTCATTGTTTAAAAATATGAAAGCATTTCGGAACATTTTAAAATCCGATAATACAGACGTAGTTTTAATACAAAAAATATTACAATATTCAAATAACCCTTTGTTAAAACAAAATTTTCCAATCTTAATTTCACAAGAACAAATTGAAAGTGTGAAAAATTTCAGAAGCATTTTAATAAACTTGTTAAATAGCATTGAAAATGATTACAATGTAAGTGATTGTATCGATAGAGCAACATTGAATCCTATTCTAAAATACAGAGCTAATATATTGTCATTACGTTATATTGATTTAATATTAGCAAATATACTAAAAGATGTAAACTCATCTGATTCTTCTAAAATCCGTGAGGAGTTTATTAAACTTGCTAGTGTACTTTCTACAGAAGCTGTATTTGGAAACAATGTTAGTTTGCCTTTAATTAAATTTACCGGCAAAAAAATTGAAAAATTAAAGTATAAAAGAAATTTTAAATTTGAAGTACCTGATAAAATCGACGATTTAAAGTTGGGAAAACTTAAAATAAACATAGTCCCAGACGAAGGATACCTAACGGTATATTTGTATCTTTTTAACGGCATGGTTACAGAAGATGATATAACTGTTCCAACATATATTGAATATTTGATGAAAAGCAACAGTGGTAGGGCTTTCACATTTAGCGTAGAGGGATCTAAGGTAGTAGAAAAAATATGAATAAACAACTACTTTGCACATTTGCAAACAGTATAAATTATACTGAAACAATTAAAGAGATAACTCAACAATATACATTGATCGATAATAAGATTTTTATATTTGCAAATGAAAACAATCTTCGGGAATTGTACTTAACGTTTAATGTGGAAAAAACCGAACGTAATAATCGTTACAAAGGCACTATAAGTATTCATCGTAAGAAACAAACAAATACACTATATACGCTCAACGCAATGAATAAGTTGATTGCTGACGAAAACAATGGTGTATTTGATAAGAACTTCCAATTAAATTGGGAACTATATAAAAACAGTATTATACTAACCAACGAAATTGGTGTAAAAATAGTTCCATTAAAATTGTTTTCTATCCAAGAAATTTGATATATATTTTAGACTTGATTTCAATCTATACATAGTGTAGACTGATTTTAGGTTGGTTATATGACGGGTCGAGTGATCCGTTGAAGTAATTAACTAATTAACAATTAAACATTAAATAATTATGGCATTAGATCTAAGTAAACTAAAGAGTCGTTTGAACTCCCTTTCAAACACAAATCAAAAATCCAACTTGATTTGGAAACCAAAGCCAGGTAAACAAGTAGTTCGTATCGTACCATATAAGTACGTACCTGAGAATCCGTTTATCGAACTAAAGTTTCATTACAACATCAATAACAAGACTTATCTATCTCCTGATAGTTTTGGTCGTCCAGATCCAATCGTTGAGTTTGCTAACCGTCTGAAGAAGACTGGTTCAAAGGAAGATTGGCAGATGGGCCGTAAAATGGAACCAAAGATGCGTACTTTCGTACCAGTCATTGTTCGTGGCGAAGAAGGAGAAGGTGTCAAGTTCTGGGGATTCGGAAAGCAAGTTTATCAAGAACTTCTTTCAATCATCAGTGATCCTGATTTCGGTGATATTACCGATCTAACCAATGGTCGTGATATCGTTGTAGAATTCAAGACAGCTGAAGGCGGAGCTAGTTTCCCAGAAACCAGCATTCGTGTTAAACCAAACGTAAGTGTCGCCGTAGATCCAAAGAATACCCAACTCTTGGATGCTCTAAAGGCACAAGTAAACATCTTGGATTTGTTTGAAGAACTATCCTATGATGACTTGAAGGAAGTTATGGATAAGTGGCTGAATCCAGAATCAGCCGCAACCGAAGTTGCAGCTGAACCTACTCCTAGTGGAGATGATGATGAAGCTCCGTTTTCAACATCGCCAGCAGTAACCGCAACTGCTACAGCTAAGGCACCAGCTTCACCAACTGCTGCCAAAGCAAAGGGTAAAGACAGTGTAGAACAAGCATTTGATGACTTGTTTAACTCCTAAAAAATAAAAATAAGCCGGTGGAGTTTTTATACCCCACCGGCTTTCTAGTTATATACGTTATGGCAAAGAAAAGTGTTACAAAAGATACATCGGGTCAACGTGACGAATTAATCGAAATGTTGGCGAATGAGCTTAACAAAGCAAATAAAGACGGTGGTAAAATTGCACATTTCCTAGATGAACAAGATAATCCTTCAGAAATTACTGATTGGATTAGTACTGGCTCTTCTATTTTGGATCTTGCAATTAGTAATCGTCCACACGGCGGTCTACCAGTTGGTAAGATGGTTGAATTCAACGGACTTGAAGGTACTGGTAAGAGTCTATTGTCGGCACACGTTGTCGCAGATACACAGAAGAAGGGTGGAGTCGCTGTAGTAATTGATACTGAAAACGCAGCTGCGCCTGAGTTCTGGAAGAGTCTTGGTGTAGATTTGTCTAAGCTACTATATGTTCAATGTGAAACCGTTGAAGATATTTTTGCTCAGATGGAGAAGATGATCGCAATTGTTCGTAAGAGCAACAAAGATCGTATTCTTACAATCATTGTAGATTCTGTAGCAGCAGCATCTACTAAAGTTGAATTGGAAAGTGATCACGGTAAGGATGGATTTGCAACGGGTAAATCTATTATTATCAGTAAGGCAATGCGTAAGATTACTACTATGATTGGTAAACAGAAAGTATTGACTGTATTTACTAATCAACTACGTCAGAATCTAAATGCTATGGCATTTGGTGATAAGTACGTAGTAAGTGGTGGTAAGGCTTTAGCATATCATTGTAGTGTACGTGTTCGTTTGAATAATGCCGGTAAACTCAAGAAGGGTGAAGAAGTCATCGGAAACGAGTGTAAGGCAGTTGTTATCAAGAATCGTATGGGACCACCACAACGTCAGGCCAATTTTGATATCTATTTTGATAGTGGAATTGCTGACTATGGCAGTTGGATTAAAGTTCTAAAAGAACAAGGTCTAATTAAACAAGGTGGTGCTTATTACACTTATAAGAAGAATGACGGAAACGAATGGAAGTTCCAATCCAAAGACTTCGTGAGTGTAATGCAGACTGACAAAGAATTGGGTGAAGAAATTTACCTAAAGATTTGTGACGCTGTAATTATGAAATACAAAGATCCCAATAGTCAAATCGTTGAGGATGCTGTTGTGGATACACACGAAGAAACTGCAGGCAACGAAGAATAATACGTTGATAGGATGTTTTTCCGCATTGCCTACTATTTATTAGTATGGATAACAATGCGGAAAAACTCTTTTTTGAAGACCGATCTGAACGATTATATCAAATCTTTATAAAAGATGAATCAATATGTGGATTTACTTCTTTATTTAAACTGAATAAAATTGGTAGCAAAACTGGGGAAAAAATAAAAAAATATTTATATAATAAATATGGTGAAACTTATTTGAAAAAAATAAGTGCTGTTAGAACGTCTAAAGCTGCTCATCAAAAAAGAAACAAAGATAGTTATTTTATTTCTTCAGAAAGAAGACAAAAAATGTCTGTCGGTATTAAAAAATATTATAAAAATAATCAGTCCGCTAAATCTAGATGTAGGGATTTAATGATTAAACATTGTTTACCAAAGTGCCAAACAATGGAGAGTAAAATAAAACGAGTAAAGAGTAGAGACTGGTATAAACCCAGTGAAGATACTAAACAAAAAATGTCTCAATCTCAACTTGGAAAGCCATTAACAGAAGAACATAAGTTAAAATTAAGAAAACCAAAGAAAACCAAACGATCTAATTTTAGACATACTACTGAAACAAAACACAAATTATCGTTAATTACTAAAAATCAGTGGAAAAGTGGAATTCACAAACCAATTTTTAAATCTAAAGGACAGCAGGAAGTAATTAGATTGTTAAAAGAACAAGGATATTCAATTCAAGATGAATATGTTGTTGGGGGGAAGCCATACGATGTGTTTGTAAAAGAAAAAAATTTATTAATAGAATTTAATGGTACTTATTGGCACAGAGATCCTAGATTTTTTACATCGTCCGATGAAGTTATTAAAATATGGGAAAAAGATAAAAATAAAATGTTGATTGCTGAATCGAATGGGTATATAATAAAAGTTATATGGCAACACGATTGGGAACAATGTAAAGACAAAAATATATACATTAAAAAACTATTAAATGAGCAACTTTGACAACAAAGAAATGAAGAAGTTATTTTCTTTATTTCAAAATATAGAAAGCGATTCCGTCACCGGAGGACTTAAAAAATCACTTAATAGTGATGTCCTTTTGGTTGACGGATTGTAGTGAATACTTACATTCGTAGTTTTATGGCCATTCCTTCACTCAATGAAGACGGATTACATACCGGGGGTATTGCTGGTTTCTTGAAGAGCATTGGATATGCAATTAAATTACTTTCTCCTACCCGAGTTATTATTGTATTTGATGGTAAAGGTGGTAGTCAGAAACGTAGAAAGATATATCCAGGTTACAAAAATGGCAGAAAGACTGATATTCGTCTCAACCGTAATTACGAAGAATTATCTTCATCACAGATTGAATCTGTTAACTTCAAAAAAGAATTGATTCGTACTGTAAATTATTTAGATACATTGCCTGTAACAGTTATGGCAATTGATCGAATAGAAGCGGACGACACAATTGCTTATTTAGCTAAAGAAACTTTTAAGGACAGTAATGTAACAATTATGTCTACTGATAAAGATTTTCTTCAACTAGCAAGTGACAAGATTAAAATCTGGAGTCCTGTAAAAAAGAAAATTTTTGGTTGTAAAGAAATAGTGGATGAATATGGAATTACTTGTAATAACTTTATCTTATACAGAGTTATGGAAGGCGACGTTAGCGATAACATACCTGGATTAGACGGTGTGGGTTTAAAACGTGTAGTAAAAGCATTTCCATTTTTATCAGATGGTCAACAATATGGATTACAAGAAATTTATAATTACTCTGAAAACAACAGAGGTAAATATAAAATATATGATACCGTATTGGATAATAAGTTGTTACTAGAAAGAAATCACTCTCTGATGCAATTGAGTGATACGCAGGTTCAGTCATTTACACAATTACGTATAGAAGAAATAATAAAGACTCCTATTCGTAAAATAGATAAAATGACTTTTACGAAGTTGATTACAGAAGACAAAATGTGGAATAATATCCCAAATTATCACATTTGGTTGAATGAGTGTTTTGGCAAACTAAACAGTTTCATCGAATAAAAAATAAACGTTATTTAAACGTTGTGGTTGGTAAAAAACAGTGGTATAGTAGAGTTATCTTATGGAAAACAAAAAAGCAATTGATTCATTAACAAAATATGGCCGTGACTTCCAAATCAAGTGTATTTCGTGCTTGATATCTGATCGTTCATTTATTGAACGAATCCACGATATTATCGAAGTAGACTTCTTTGAAAGTGATGCAAATAAGTGGGTAGTAAAAGAAAGTATAAAATATTTCAATGAGTATAAAGATCTTCCAACATTAACAGTATTCAAAATTAAATTGGATGAAATTAATGATGAACTTCTAAAACGAAGCATCGTAGACAATCTCAAATTGGTATATCAAAAGGTTAGTGATAGTGATTTGAAATTTGTCAAAGAACAGTTTTTGGAATTCTGTAAGAATCAAAAGCTAAAGAACGCTATTATTGAAAGTGCTGACCTATTGGCACTTGGTCAATACGAAAAGATTAAAAACGTAGTTGACCACGCAATGAAAGCTGGTATGGAACGTAATATCGGTCACGATTACTCTGAAGACGTTGAAAAACGTATGAGTGTAATGAGTCGTAATTGTATTAAAACCAATTGGACTGAAATTGATACAATTATGGATGGTGGATTGGCAGCTGGTGAACTTGGTATTATTACAGCTTGTGCTGGTAGTGGTAAGAGTTGGGTACTATCCAAGTTGGGTGCCGAAGCAATGAAGCAGGGTAAGAATGTAGTTCATTTTACTCTTGAGTTGAATGAAAACTATGTGGGTCTTCGTTATGATGCTTGTTTTACTGGAATTGATTTCCAAAACATTCGTAACAACGTTGATATCGTAAAACAGAAGATTGCTGATGTACCAGGCAAGTTGAAGATCAAATACTTCCCAATCAAGACAGTTAGTGCTTATAGTTTGAAAGCACATTGTGAACGATTGGCTGTACTTGGTACAAAGGTAGATATGATTATTGTTGACTATGCTGATATTCTACGTCCATCACAAAGCGAACGTAATAGTAACAGTTATAGTGAGGCTGGTGGTATCTATGAAGAGTTACGTGGTGTAGCTGGTGAACTACAAGTTCCCATTTGGAGTGCTTCACAGAGCAATCGTGCTGCTATGGACGAAGATATCATTCAGGCCAACAATATTGCTGATAGTTATCGTAAGATTATGACTGCTGACTTCGTTATGAGTTTGAGTCGTAAAGTCAATGATAAACAGGCAAATACAGCACGATTCCACGTAATTAAGAATCGTTTCGGACCAGATGGTTTGACATTCCCAAGTAAGATGAATGCTGGTTGTGGTCACATTGAAATTTATGGAGAAAATAGCCGTGAGGGTATGAGTATTCTAAATGAAATGATGGATGGAGAAAATCAAGTTAAAAAAGCACTAAAGTCCAAGTGGAATGTACATAACAGCGATGACGAAGAATAATTTATAGTATGTAACACACAAAAAGCGTACAAATAAATTATTAAAAAAGTTATAATCTAAACACAAAATGAACTATCCTAAAGATAGTTATTTTTTACCCATATGAATAAAGAAATTTTTATAAAGAAAAGAAATGGTAACGTCGAGAAATTCAATGCAGATAAAATCAATAAGATTTTGCAATGGGCTACTGAAGACATAAAAGGTGTTAGTTTTGAAGAAGTTGCAATGAATGCTCATCTATCGTTCTTCGATGGTATGACATCCAAAGACATTCACGCAATGTTGATTGAAGCTTCCGCAAATTTAATTTCTGAAGACAAACCCAATTATCAATATGTAGCTTCACGTTTGTTGAATTACCAGTTACGTAAGAATGTTTGGGGTGGTAAGAATCCTCCCAAACTATATGATATCGTCAAAGCAAATATTGATGCTTTGGTATACGACGAAGAAATTTTAAATTGGTACACCAAACAAGAGTTTGATAAGCTAGATGAATTTTTACGTCACGACCGTGATTTTAATTTCACATATGCTGGTATTAAACAGTTGTGTGATAAGTATATGGTTCAAAATCGTGTAACCAAACAGATTTATGAAACCCCACAGTTTGCTTATATGCTTATCGCAATGACATTCTTTAAAGGTTATAAAGAAAATCGTCTTGATTATATCAAGAAGGCTTACAACTACTTTAGTAAGCATAAGATTAATCTACCAACCCCTATTATGGCGGGTGTAAGAACTCCAATGAAGAGTTATGCTAGTTGTTCACTATTTACTGTAGATGATGATCTTCGTAGTATTTTCAGTAACAATAGTGCTGTGGGATTTGCTACAGCTAGTCGTTATGGTATTGGATTGAATCTATCCAGACTACGTGCTACTAATGCTCCAATTCGTAATGGCGAAGTTGTACATACAGGACCAATTCCATTCGCTAAAGCATTTGAATCCACTGTAAAGAGCTGTCACCAAAACGGCATTCGCGGTGGTAGTGCAACTGTAAACTTTGCCTGGTTCCATTATGATATTTTAGATATTCTCGTATTGAAGAATAACCAAGGTACTGATGATAACCGTGTACGTAAGTTGGATTATTGTGTGGGATTAGATAAGTTAATCTTTGAACGTTTCTTAAAGAATCAAGATGTAACACTATTTAGTTATCACGAATGTCCTTCACTGTGGAATACTTTCGGTATGGAAGGATTTAAGGAGAAGTACGAAAAGGCTGAAGCCAACAAAAACATTAAGTTCAAGAAGAAAGTACCCGCTCGTGAATTAATGGGTCTATTGGCTAAAGAACGTCTTGAAACTGGACGTATTTATACAATGTTCGTTGATCACGCAAATGAACACGGTAGTTGGTTGGATCAAGTAGATACAAGCAATCTATGTCTTGAAGTAAATCATCCACTAATTCCAATTTATGATGTAAATGATCCAGATGGTGAAATTGGTGTTTGTGTCTTAGCAGCACTAAATTGGTTGGAAATCAAGGATGATAATGAAATGGAAAGTGTTTGTGATATCATTGTCAGAATGTTGGATGCTTTGATTGATCATCAAGAATATTTCGTACCAGCAGCAAAGAATTTTGCTACTAAACGTCGTAGTCTTGGTG